AGCAAAAGCTGGCAAAGATCAAAATACAGATTCATCATATCATTTTGTAATTGCAGATCAATCATATTGGGTAATTACAGATGCAAGTAAAAATGTAGATGAATGGAATCAAGAAATTAGATAATGTTAACACAATACAAAAATATCGAACAAATTCAAACAGCATCTGGATCTGTATCTGCAGAACGATTATCTCGCAGTAAAACTGAGTTTGCAAGTTTTGATGCAGAAGAAGCAATTTATTTCAACACTGAGATAAATAAACAAACCCCAGATCAACGTATTGAAATGCATGTATATGCTGGCGATACATGGATTACGGGAAATCATCAAATTCAAATTGAAACAAAAGTTCCTGAGTATCGAAATAAACAAACAAATGCATTAATTGAATTTCCAGCACAGCCTATAGCAATTAATTTATACGACGAGTTTGAACGTTTAAAATTAACATCAGGTACATTTCGTATTGCCGTTAATTTCTTTAAAAATTTAATAGGTAGTTATAATTTACAACATTTACGTATAGATGAAATATCTCCGGATAGAACAGAAATTAGACTTCGAGCAATTGATGCGGATAATCCTGAATTTTTAACTCAAATTACTTCATATGTTCAAAACGTTAAACAAACTACAGATAGATTTTATAAAAACTATTTATTAAATTTTAGTAGAAATAACTGCGTTTTATTTGTTAATAGTGTTGTTATTGGAGAATATCTTTACGTTAAATTAGCAGAGCCGCTTTCTGCAAATATCGATATAGATTTTAAATGTTGGGTAGTTGAAGAACAAAAAGATACATATATAGACCGCGTTGCAATATCTGCTAAATCATTTGTTAAAACATTTAATACTTTATCAAATCCAAACTGGCAAGCATCTGATTCATTTACTTTATCATCTGAAACAAATTTTAAAACTTGGAATGACTTATTAGGTGCATCGACTCAAACATCTCAACAAATTGTAGATACATATTTTTCTGGTAGTTTATCCGGAATACAATTGAATATTGATTATTCAGATTTTAATAACTTTATATTTTATAGTTCAGCAACAGAGCGTTTACAAAATTTTAAATATAAATTAAGTTTATTAGAATATTATACATCTCAAAGTGCTTTAATATTACAAATATCCGGTGCTAATGCCCAAGCTAATGCTTTAGAATATGATACATATCAAACAAATTTAATAGGAGGATTTGATGCGTTTGAAAAATACTTATATTATGAATCTTCTTCTAAATTAACAACATATGATATTGCAAAAGAAAATGCAATTGCCCCAGATATAACTGGTAGTTATATTCAACCGACTCCAAAATCATCTGCAATTTATCCGTATATATTATATTCTGTAACAAGTAGTCAATTCACTAATTGGTTTGATGCGGTACTTACTACAGCATCATTATATGATTCATATAATTATAATTCATTAGAATACAGGATTCCCGAATATATTAGATTTGATAGTTCAAAAACTAATATTATAACATTTGTTAGAATGTTAGGACATCATTATGATATCTTATATTCTTACATAAATCATATGAATCAAATTCATAAACGTGTAGAAAATCCTAAATTAGGTATGCCAAATGAATTGCTATATTCTGTAGCTAAACAATTTGGTTGGACTTTAACCCATGGAAATCAACAACAAGATTTATGGTCATATGTATTAGGTACAACCGAAGATGGTATTCCGCAAACGGGATCAAACTCCGTAAATGGCGTTTCGGTATCAGCTAAAGATCGAACATATGCAGTATGGCGTAGAATTGTAAATAATTTGCCATTACTTTTAAAATCTAAAGGTACTAAACGAAGCGTTCAAGCATTACTATCATGTTATGGAATTCCACAATCAATGATATCAATCAATGAATATGGTGGCCCTAGACTAGAAAGAGCTCCAGTATATGAAAAATTAAATTTTGATTATGCATTAGATTTAAGTGCAAGTGCTGCAGGCTTAGTTACCGTAAACTATAATCAGCCTATAAATGCAGTTGAACTACGTTTCCGAACAGATGATATTGTAGCAAACCCATTTATCCCAAATACAATGAACTTGTTTACAATAGGGTCAAATACAGTAACAATTGATTTTACTAGTGGTAATAAAGGTACTATGCAAATCAATGGAGTTGATTCTGCTCCAATTGAAATTTATAATGACGAATGGCTTACGACAGTATTAAGAACGAATGGGTCTAATTTAGATTTAATAACTAAAAAATCTAAATATGGAAAAATTGTAGCAGCAGTATCGGCTTCTGCGGTTGCTTCATTCTCTGCACCAGGTACATTAACATTAGGTAGCACAACAGGAGGGAGTAGATTCGTTGGCCAACTTCAAGAATTACGTTTATGGTCTTCTAGTTTGCAAGATTCTGCATTCGATAATCATGTAAAAGCTCCTGCAGCGTATAATGGTAATGTAGATGCATATGACGAATTAACGTTTAGATTGCCACTTACGCAAAAAATAAATCACGCATTAACTAGTAGTTTACCAGGGGTTCAACCAGTATCATCTAGTATTTCCGCATCATTTACCGGATGGTCTTTATCATCACCATATGATTCATATGAAGAAACATATTATTATGATGCTATCTCTTTAGGAGCTGGAACATTTGATGACAATAAAATACGTATTGAATCAAATGTATTAGTAGGATCGTTAGATGTTAAAACTAGAGCAGAACGTAGCCAATTTGATAAAGCCCCATTAGACAGCAAAAAATTAGGAGTATATTTTTCTCCACAAACGATGATAAATGAAGATATCATTGCACAACTTGGATTCACAGATTTAGATCAATATATTGGTGATCCGGGAGAAGAAGAAGATAAATCATATCCAAGATTAGTTCAAGCTGCACAAGGATATTGGAAAAAATATGCTGACAGAAATGATATTAATGCATATATTAAAATCTTTACATTATTTGATTTATCTTTCTTTAAACAACTAGAACAACTACTTCCAGCACGAACAGACAAACTTACAGGTATATTAATTCAGCCAAATGTATTAGAACGAAGTAAAGATACAATACTTCCTAAACTAAAACAATTTGATTCTAGTTATTCAGTTATTATCGAAGAAACTCAGCCAACTGCATCTGGAGATTATTTGCAATACCTAGGTTCGGTAGACGGAGATATTTTATCTATATCTGCAATTGATGATGATCAATGGCAAATGTATTTAACTGCATCTCAAGCTAAAAAATATGATGGTACTACATATTCATATGAGTATTTAATTAGATCTGGAAGCACATATATTACTGCATCTAGTCCGTATTGGCGTAGTGAAGGTTTATGTCCAACTATAACATCGTCTGTATTATCAGAATTCACTGAATATAAAATTATTTTAAATTCTACATCTAGTTATAAACCATCACAGTTTATTGATTATGTTCCTACAGGTATTGATAATCAACGTTACTCTGGTGCAAAACTTACATCGCCTGGATTTAATATTGCATCGACACAGACAACAGATGGAGGACCGGTGGTAGAATGGCGAACGTCAAATCCAAATCAATTAATATACCAAAACAACGGAGAACAAGGAAGTTTTGTATTGGTATAAAATTTATAACGTGTATATTTATATGAAATAAGGTTAAAACATTATGGGATACTTAGATAATTCTAGCGTTACGATCGACGCAATTCTCTTGCAAAGGGCGGTAATGCATTTCAAATTACGCAATTTGCATTAGGCGATGATGAAATTGATTATTCATTATGGAATCCAGATCACCCTCTAGGAACGGAATATTATGGTACTATCATAGAAAATATGCCAATTACGGAAGCCATACCAGATGAAACTCAGGCTTTAAAATATAAATTGATTACATTGCCAAAACAATCAACTAATATACCGGTAGTTACGGTAGGTAATACCGCAATTACATTAGCAGCACCAGGGGATAGTTCCGTTATTGCTCCTAATACAAGCAACTTCCAAGGTGGAAATGCTAATTTAGGTTATACAGCAATTTTATCAGACTCGACAGTATGTGATATTCAAGTTACTAGAGCATTACAGAATTCAACACTTCCAACAACGCCACGTTTTATTGGAGATAATGAAGATGCACAAAGTGTAGCAGTAGCAGGATTTGAATTCCGTATTGTTGCTAAGACGCAATTAATTGAAGATAAAACTGCAACTATTACTGTAATTGGTAATGAAACTGGTGGTAGTGTAACTATTAATGTAACTGTTAAAAAAGCAACTACGGCAACTTTATAATAGGTTAAAAAATGAATTATACAAAATTAAAACAACAACCGAGACAAGGCGGCGTTCCTAGAGCTAATGCCGTTAACGTTATTCGAGAGAATCAACAACTTCGAGATGAAAACCGAGTTTTAGCAACAACTAATAACGGTATTACAGAACAAGTACGTCAATTAGCTCAACAGCTAGCAAATCAAATTGTTGCAGAACAACAACAAACACAAATATTAGCTCGTAACGGTAGAACATATACTAAATTTGATGCAGTTAATGATGTTATTTCAAATCAAACAGAAACTGTTACGGCAGGATTATGGTCTGACAATGTAGCTAGTTTAGAAACATATTTTACGAGCTCGGCTCAAACTATATCACAACGTAGATATTATGTAGATGTATATCATAAAGCTACTACAGAAACAGGTTCGGCAGTACAATTTTCATTGGCATTTGGTCACGCATTAGGTAGTGGTTCTGATTCACAAGGTCAACTTAATGATTCTCCTAGTAAGGCAATTTATTCACAATACCGACAACTTTTACTTTCTCCAACTGATACTCGTTTTACTACAGCTGGTTCTGGAAGTACTGACTATATTTACGTTGTTAACTTTAAACGTAACCGATTAAAAGAACGTTTAGATGCAGGTAATTTTGAATTACCACTACGTAGTATAAGTTCTCGAGCTTTAAATGCAACAGGGTCAGTTGTTACAGGGTCATCACTTATTACACTTATCGATGATTCATCAATTTCATCAGCTACAGTTGGCGATTCTGGTAAAATTTACAATATCGTTTCTGGTTCAATTAATGGAGGAGTATTTAATCCATCTGCTCCTATATATTATGGTTTAGTATATCCAGATTATGGAACAATGATATTAGACGGTAAAATGTTAGATCAACAATTAGGATTTGCTACAAATACTGGTTCTAGTTCAGAAGGTAATAATCATTTTGTTTTATTTCATTCTATTTCTGGTTCAGCCATGGTTACTAATCCAGCAACATCGGATCCATATGGTTTCTTAGCACGTAATTCAGAAAAAGTAACAAGTACACATTATTTTGTAAGAGTAAAAAATGCAGAATATAATTTTTCTAATAATCCTTCATATGTTTCCGGAAGTGTTGGACAAATAGCACAATCAACATTTATTGGAGATCCTAAAACATATATTACAACAGTTGGTTTATATAATGATTCTCAAGAATTATTAGCAGTTGCAAAACTTTCTAAGCCATTATTGAAGTCATTCCAG